GTATAATACTAATAATTTATTATTTTAATACGGTATTTGGTTAAACTTTTTTTCTCCGCAAAGTGTTGACTTTCAGCCTTTGAATATAATACCTTAATCTAATACATTACCGCCTATTGCCTATCAGCCCTCAAGAAAGATATTAATTCATCCTTAGTCTTAATGGTGTCATCCTTGGATTGTATAGTTGCGTCCTTTTCCGCAATAATCCGCTCTAAGTCTTGAATACGCTGTTTTAGCCTATCGAGCTCTTCCGAGTTTGATTTATCGCTTGGATTAAGACGGTGTATTTCAACTTCGCCGGTGGGCTTAATAATTTTTTGGGTACCGGATTCGGGCATTGTTACGGAAATCTTCGTATTTCCGACATTGGAATATGAAGATTT